AAGTCACACGCGTTGGTCTGCGGCGTCTCGGTCGGTTTATTGATGTAGAACGCACCAGACACCGGAGTCGTCGTGGCGTCAATCGTAAACGTGTAGCCGCGCTCGATGACGCCGTCGGGAACGTACGGCGCATTTCGTATCGGCACCCACTCTTGGCCGAGGATGTAGGGCGCGTGCGGGTTGTACTTTCCCATCTAGACCGCCCTCAGCTGGACGCGGACGTTACGTGTCATAAGCTGACTGGTGATGCCGTCCGCGACGGCGCGTCCGGCGGCGCGTGCCTGACCCTCGGTCGGCAGCGCGCCGGCAAAGCTTATGTTAATTGATCCCGGTCCGAAGTTGACCGTCATCCCAGAACCGGAAGAGTCGCCGCCGAGAAACTTCTTGATGATGTCTTCCAGCGTCGAGATCGGCGAGACGACCTCATCCTCAGAGCCTTCACCGACGTTCGCCAGGATGCCGCCGGGCCGGTGACGGATGACGGCTCCCGAAGCCAGGCGGGGAATCCGCGCCAGGCTGCCGGGTAGCAGGTCATCGATCGTCTTGATGCCTGAGTTGATTTTGTCGATCGCACGGTTGAGGAATCCCTTGACTGAGCTGACGATGTCACCCGCGACGTCTCCGATGAACGACCCGACCGACCGGAAACCGTTCATGAACGACTGGATGAGGTTCTTACCAGCCTGCAGGAACAGCGGCGCGAGCGCGGCAATGCGGTTTGGCACCGAAAAGATGAACGCGACGATCTCGTTGAACTTCTGTACGATGAACGCCTGCGCGTCGTCAAGCGCGCGCTTGAAGATGTCCAGAAGCGTCGGTCCCGTGCTCGTCAGGGCAGCACCGATGCGTGACGGTAGTGACACAAAGAAGTCTACGATCTTTCCGGGAAGCACCTGAATCGCGAACAACAGCAGACCGATCTGCGTTCCGATGACCTTAAACGCGGTGTCGACGGCGTTCGAGATCGCGCTTCCGATGATTCCCGGTATGGTCTCTAGAAACGCGCCAAGCTGGCGCATCTTGTCAGGAACCGTCCCGAAGAAGTCACCGATCACACCAATGAGATCTACGAAACCCTCACCGATCAGCTTGACGAGCTTTATCGTGTTGTTGAACTGGAAGGTGAGAAATGAGAACACGGTTAGCGTCGCACCCAGCGAGACACCCAGCGCCTTGACCAGCAGAACAAGATCCTTTAACGCCTGCTGTCCGTCGGCGGACTTGAAGAAGTCATCGAGCCGCACCGTCAGGTCCGTCAACGTTACGATAAAGTCGTGACCTGACTCCTCGGTTCCGGCAAAGATCGTGCCGAGCAGCCCGCCGAGCGCCTTGGTTAGACCGATGAGTTCCTTGACGGTCCGAATGGCGTCCTCGACGAACTCGTTGAACGCGCCGCTCTCGATCGACTTGTTGATGAAAGCCGTGAAGGTATCCAGCGCGCGCCCGAGCGCGTTGACCAACCGGTCGACGAACGGTAGGCCGGCGCTGGTTGTCACCGCGATCGCGTCCAGTAGACGTATGATCGGTCCGCTGAGCTTATTGATGATGTTAGCGGTCGCGTTGAAGACGTCGTTGAGCGCGTTGACGGCGTTGATCGACGTCGCGAACTTGGCCAGCTGGTTAAAGAACTGGCCAAGCGTCGCGGCGATCAGCCTGAAGTTGTCGGAGATCAGCGGCAGCACGCTCGCTAGTAGGCTAAAGCTGCCGCGCACCTGTGAAAAGAACGCCTCCTGCACACCGCGCTGAAACTTCTTGAGCAGCGGCAGCAGACCAGCCACCTCACGCGCAACCAGGCGCGCTGACGGTGACAGCTTCTTGAGCGCCTCGTTGATCTTATCTATGTCACCCTCGGCGAGCGCCGAGACGGCGTCACCAAAGTTCTGAAACGCGACCACCGCGGGAACGATCGCCGCGACGAGCACGCCGAGACCGGCCGGCAGGATGCCGACCAGCCCGATGAGCTGCGACAGCGCGGCCGCCAGCGCGATGATCGCGGGAACTAGCGCCAGGATCAACGCAAGCAGCGGACTTGACGTGACAAATCCACCGAGACCCGAGCCGATCTGCCCGATCGCGCGGCCGGTCTCGGTGACGATGTCCGTAAGCTTTTCAAAGCCACGACGCAGCGGACCGAACACGCGGCGCTCGACGTCTTCCCCGACGTTATCGATGTCGTTACCGATGTTTTTAATGCTGCGTCTGATCGACCGACCGGCGTCGTCGAACTCGGTCTCCATGCGCTTCGTCAGGTGATTCGTGCTGTCTATGATCTCTTCGAAGACGGCGTCGGTGCTCTTCTCGAGGTCAACGAACCGCTTGTCGATCTTCTCGAACAGCTCGTCAAACTTGTCGTCGATACTCTTGAGGTCGTTACCGATGTTCTTGTCGATCTCGTCAAAGCTCTTATCGATGTCTTTCTCGAGCTTATCCAGTGACCTGTCACGAACAACGATGTCGACGTACGCGACGTCGATGGGGTTAGTCACCGCGGCCTCCGCAGCTCGAGACCGATCTGGTTGACATCACTCAGAGTCGTCTCACGTACGTTGAACCACGCCGGCACGGGGATGCCGATCTCCGCGGCGAGCTGGTCCACCCGCGTCATCTCGCTACCGCTGGTCAGCCGGCCGAGCAGCTGCGCGCGCAGCTGGTCGACGCCGCGACGCTGCTCCTGTGACATCTCACCCTCCGCGACGGTCGCAAGAACGATCCAGTGTTGTACCAGGTCGAGAAACCGGACGGGATCTAGCTCGAGGGGATCAACTGATCGAGCTGCGCACCAGCCGGAGAACTCGTGCCACCGTCGTCGCTCTGAGATGAGTCCGATGAGTCCGACGACGGCTGTGTAGGGCGTCGCGTATACACCTCAACGATCCACGAAACGATGGCAAGAAGCTGCTGCGTGTCGATCGGTTGCTTCGTGTCAGCCAGACGTCTCATAAATTGCGTGAACGACTCGGGCACCACAAAGACCTTGAAGATACCCTCAAGCACCTCAATGACCTTAGCGGCGTCACCGTCTTTAATCGCCTGTGTCAGGTCGTTGCTCCGCCATAGCTTCATGACATCTTGCAGCGCAAAGATCGTCAATCCCGATACACACTCAAAGACATCGTCGTCGACCTGAAACTTTACGGGTACGCGCTTCTTGGTGAAGTCCTTGAACATAATCTCTTCGGACACCGTATTCTCCGTTTCGTCAGATCTGGACCCTACAACGCCCAGAGGTGACTCAGGTACAGAGCTACCCGGCGGTCCGGAACGCCGGCAGCGCGTCGGTCAGGAACGGGTTCGGTTTCATACCGCGAACGTACTTAGCGAAGACCAAGCCGGCGTGCTTTCCCTTCTTAGCGCCGTAGATCTTTGAGCGAAAGACGAGCACCTTGCTGAACCTTGGCCGGATAAGAGTGTGTTTTGGTCCGTAGAGACCGGTACCGTCGTGAACGTAGAGCGCGTAGTGCACACCGGTACCGACGCGCACGGCCAGTCCCTGCGGACGCATCAGCAGGTTGGTGCCGATGCTCGCGCGCAGGTGTCCGGTATCAATGCGTTTCGGCTTACCACCGACGCCGGCCAGGTTGCGCTTGGCGCGTGACTCGACGCGCTTACCGCGCTTGATGAGATCCTTCGCAACGGCACCGGCGGGACTCTTGAGCATGAACTGCAGCTGTGCCTCGTTGAAAACGTGGTGAACAGAAGACACGATAAGCCTCCTAGATCAGCTCGAACTTGTAGGTCAACTCGACGCCAGCGCAGTTTCCCTCGGGACCGACGCGCATAGCGCGTCCGACGCTGAACTTGGCGATCTGGTAGCTGTCCTGTAGCGTCGTCAGGCAGCACTCGACGGCGCGGCGCAGCGCGAAGGCGTCGGCCTGCATAATTATCGCGGCGGCCCGCAGCGCGTCGCACGTTGGTGATCGCGGCGGAGTCGTATTGGTCATTCCCGGTACGCAACGGATGATCGATGCCAACACCGTGTAGACCAGTGGACGCGAGTTGCAGCCGCCGACTCCGATCACCTGCTCTGAGGCGTCAGCCGGAAAGATCAGCGTCGGGTAGTCGTCCTGGATCGTCTGCGCAAACTGGCCGCAGTCACAGCCGTCCCACGCGATGTTTCCAGGTACGAGCAGGCAGACGCGCATCTTATCCGGTACGCCGCCGGACTCAGGTGTGTTCTCAAGCTCCTCGACAACACACATACCGATGCCGGTGACGATGACGGCGGCGGTTAGAGACTCAATCACGGTGTTGTCCCCCACGCTCGGTGCTGCGGTCCGTCCAGGTCGTAGACCGTTGAGCGTGCGTCCAGGTGGTGTGGATTGGCGGTCTTGATGAGCAAATCACACATGCGCAGCTGGATGAAACCGGTGTTGAACAGGTCCGCGACGTTTGCGATCGTCATCGAGATGCCCTGCCGGCTGACGTCAACGACTCCCTGCGGCAGCTGACAGTCCAGACAGAGCAGGTACTTAGCGATCTCATTTGCCAGCTCACCGACCGCGAGCCGACCGAGCATCGGAACAACCTCACCGTAGTCGACGGACACCGACCACGTGTCGACCTCCGTGTCTGCCAGGTTCATGTTCTGGCAGAACGGCCACAGGTTACCGCCGAGCCGAACGAGCTTGCGGTAGTCGTCAATCCGGTAGTCGACGTTCTTCTCCAGTACGACTCCGTTAACCTTTACCTCGGTGACGTCGTAGACCGGCCCGGGAAGAACCGTCTCCTCCAGCGCGACGCATGAGCAGGAGTCGTTCGGGCACGTCCCACAGGCCAGGTTGTACCACGTTCCGGCCCACCAGTACGGCTGCGGATACGTGCCGTACTGCCACCACGTGTGCCATGGAAACGTCGAGCTGCAGCTCTGCCGGCACGGACGAAGCTTAACGTTGCACAGCCCGAAGCGCTGCGCGGTCAGCTGGTATAGGATCTCCGATGCGGCCTGAACGGCGTCACCGGTTACGGCGGCCGCACCGGTCTCCAGTAGGACACTGCACGAACCTCTCGGCCAGATCGCGTCCCACGGCTCGCACGGACCGAACTTGTAGAGATGCACGTCACCCTCCTCTCCCGCGGAGGGCTGCGGCGCCCGCCCGGTACCGCTAGCGACGCCCGCCGTCACCGTAACGTTTACTGTAGCTGCTCCCGCGGTACCCGTTCCCGCTGCGACGTCCGCGTTGGCGACGTTGCCGCCGAACGCGTCAGCGTCCAGCGCCGCGCCGGTCCCGGTTGACACGCCCGCCGTAGTCGTCACAGCGACGGACGGCGTCGGCGCCGAGCCTGTGCCGTCTGAGACGCCCGTAGACGCCCGAACTAGCCCGGCCCCGGCGTTGGCTACCCCCGTTCCGGCGGCGTTTCCGGCGCTAGCCGTCGTACCGGCGGCCTCGACGTTGACGTCCGCGAAGAAGTACGCCTCATATGACGTCGCGGGCATGGCAGCTTGACCGGCGGCGTTGTTGAACCGTCCCGTGGTCGAGACGACCAGTCCGCCCGAGCCGACGGGAAACGTCTCGCTGCCGTCGTCGACGAAGACGCCCGTACCGATGAAGTAGACGTTGACGACGTAGTCTTCAGCGGGATCAAGCGCGACGTCACCGGGTGTGGTGAACAGCGCCGAAGAAAATGACATCCACGCGTTGGCGCCCGGACTGCCGTGTCCAGCGGCGTTGAGGTTGGAGTCAGCGATCAGCGTCGTGTCAGAGATGCGCCACAGCTGCCAGAAGAAGGTGCCCGGTCGACCTCCCGTAGGCACCCACGCGCGTCCGCCGGCGCACGTGGCGTCGGCCGAGACGGTAAACTCCATACCCCAGCCGTGATTGGCGCCGTCGAAGTCGCTTCCCGTCGGGGTCTGACCGGTGAAGATGGTGTCGGTCACGGCACCACCTCACTATGTATGCGTGTAGCGCAGGATGCCGTTCGCGTGCCAGGCTACGGTGAACTGACCGTTGGTGACGCCGTTCGAGCCGCCGAAGTAGTTGTAGCAGACGCCCTGGTTGGCGACCGGCGCGGCAAGCGTGTCGTCATAAACCTCACAACCGAAGACGTTCGCCAGCGTCGCCGCCGAGCCAGACGCCGTGTCATTGGCGTCGAGAAAGACGACATCGGACGTGGCGCTGTTCAGCGTCTGGCCCGTCAGCGCGACGCCGCCCTGTGGCCACTGGATCGCCTGGAAGACCTCGTTACCCGCGCTAGTCCACTGGCCGGCGTTGTACGCCGTGTTGGCTGACGACGCGTTTGAGTCAGGAGTGATGTCGTTGTCATAGAGCGCGACCAGCAGCGCGTCGGCGTCCAGGTCGAACGCCGCCACGTTTCCGAGGACGTCCGCTAGGAAGGCGCGAAAGATCTTAGACGCGGTCCAAGCCACTATGACCTCCCGGACGCGGTAGCGATCGGCGCCAGGACGCGGCAGTCGGTTCCGTCCTCACGTACCGTGACGATAGCCATGATCGGCCGGCCCTCGCCGTCAGTCTGTACGACGTCACGACCGACGTAGTCCTCACGCTCGACGGCGATCACCTTGGCCTTGACTCCGTCTTCGACCAGGGGCGCGATCAGGCCGAGCCCGCGACACGTGTGGATAACCGCCTGCTTTCCCGGCTTGAACGTAACACGCGTATAGTCACAGTTGGGACACCCCCAGTGCCGCTCCATGCTCAGGTCAAAGGGCATAATTCCTCCCTTACGTCAGCAAGAACGCGCCGCAGATCGCGGGCTGGCTCGGCGGCGGCGTGGTTGTGATATTCCACAGGTAGTCGTCGATGTAGTTCGTCGTGTCGATGACGCCTGGCAGCCACGACGTGCCGGTACCGGGTCCGTCACCCCACAGCGGAGACGGGTAGGTTGTCATCGCCTCGAACGCGAGCTCCAGCGGCCCGTTCTCGATGCTGAACGAGTTGACCTTCGCGTTGAACACGTGCGGCCACGCCCAGTAGACGTAGCGCTGCAGACCCGTTACGGGATCGCACCGACCAGCGCCGGACAGCGGCTGCCACGTCTCGAGCGAGAAGTGCGCCGCCGGGTTGTTGTAGCCGTACGCGTTGCCGGAGCCAGTTACCGAGTTGGTAAGGATGAGCCGTGAACCGGTGATCAGTACGCCGGCGTCTGGATCAAGTACACACATCGTTACGGTGACGTTCGAGTTGGCGTAGACGTTCGGTCCGACGAAGTTGACACACAGCTCTCCCGAGGCGGTCTTCGTCCGGAACGTGTCACCGTCCTCGTACTGCGGCTCGGGAGCGATCGAGGTGTATCCCTTGGTGACGACGACCGCGCTGGACGCGCCGGTGACCGGCGCCCCGCAGGCGTCAAGCTTGACCAGTCGCAGAACAGTTCCCTGCACCGCGGGTCCGCACCACGCTGCCACATTTCCTCCTACGTGGGTGATGCGGCGGTGCCGGTGATGACTCCGCCGGTGCTAACGAGTAGACCGTAGTGACAGCAGTCCCAACCAAGAGCAAACCACTGCTCCGCGATCAAAACCGTGTCGTTGTTGGTGCGGTTCAAGAACTCGCGCGCGCTACGCGCCTTCCAGTCGACGTCCGACTGCCACAGCTTGACCGAGCCGGTGGCGTACATCCACTCCTGGCCAAACGGCGGGTTGACGCCAGCCGGTGACGTTCCCGGGTAGCCCGGCGCGCCGACCACGATCGAGCCAGCCGGCGTAACGAGCCGCGAGCCCTTGCGTTCCAGGAGGTGATTAGCCGCCAGGTGCGCCACGACGTTCATCGGCATGTGCAGGAACGGCGTACCGCCGTAGCACGAGCCCATCAGACCCTCGAGCGTGCCGACGGCCTCGACGACGTCAAACGTGCCGGTGACGACGGTAGCCGCGGTCTGCAGCGTGACGGTCGAGCCGCCGCTGACCTCAGTGACCGCGGTGTCCTCAGCCAGGTGTGGCATCGTGTTGTACAGGCCGCCGGTCCAGAAGATCTCTTCGATCCGTGTGTCGACATTGCGCTCGTGCGCGAGCAGCGTCTTGCGCTTGAGCTCTGCCTCGCCGATGCCGACCAGGCCGCAGTCCAGCCACGTGTAGACGACGAACGGCGTCGCGCCGCGGAAGTTGGCCAGCGCGTTCGGCGTCTTAGTCGGCCCGAGGCCGACACCGGTGATACACTGCGTCGTAGCCTCGAGCGGAATGTTGCATGACTCAGCGTCGTAGAAGATGCCGAGCCTCTGGTGTCCCGTGAACGGGTGCGGTCCGTCGGCCGCGGCCCGCAGCCGGTACTGATGCGGCTGAAAGACCGGCGGCGACGCCCAGTCGAACTTGCTAACCACCGGTTATCACTCCCTTCAGTACCGGCTCGCGGTTGACGGGAGTGATTAGACGCCGCACTCGGTCAGGTCGGCCGCGCCGGTCGTACCGTCAGGGCAGATGTTAACGGTGAGACGCCGTACCTCGTGGCCCGGGTTGAAAATCAACCAGCACTCTTCCATCCACTCGGCGGTGTAGTCGTTGGTGGCGTTGAGCACCGAGTCACGGATGATGCCGAGGTCCAGGCGCATACCCTGGCCGAGCACGACGGTGCCCGGCGCGAACATCATGAACTCGACGGTCGTCGGCCACGCGGTCGGCAGCGTTCCGGGAACGCCCGGGAAGCCGGCGGTACGGACCTGGTAGTCGTTGACCCACTGGATCCGGACGTTGATCGCGTCGAACAGGCTCATCAGGTACGCGTCGGATGCGGACAGCATGTCCGTGCCGGCACCCATGCGCTTGCGCAGGTCGGAACGCAGTACGCCGCGCAGCCAGCGGGGAGCGATGACCTCAAGGACCGCGTCTTGGCACATCGAGTAGCGATCACGGTAGTCGATCGCCTGCAACTCCATCGCGCCGAGGACCGGTGCGACGGCGCCCGCGCCCGCGGAGCCGTTGGTCACGGTGAATGACGCGGACAGCGCCCGGACCTCGTTGATGCGCGCACGGTTGATCTTGTGGAAGTGCGACGCCATCACCAAGCGGGTGTGGTTGGCGATCAGCTCGGGATACGCGTCCTCAGTCAGGTTGCCGACGGTCAGACAGATGCCATCACAGTGCAGTCGCGCCTCGTTAAAGCCGGGACACGGCACCCGACCGCAGGTCTTGGTACCGGACTGCCCGGTGCCGGTGACGGCCGCGATGTCCTGCGTCTCGGTCCAGGTCCACAGCGCACCGCCGAGGACGACGTCCGCGAACGACGGGGAGGTTGGCCAGCGGATGCCGCCGCGGTTGATACCGACCGTCGGCAGGTCAAGCGCGCCGTCCTCGCAGACGATGTTGAAGAAGTCATAGCTGATCTCGGAGGGTGAGCACCAGCCGCCGGCCGCGATCAGGATGTCGGGGTTGGCCGCCGCGGTCATCACCGCGTTGAACTCGGCGAGACTCGAGTCTAGACCGAGCGTGTACTTGTGCTCACGCATCAGCGACGCGATCGGGATGCGGGGAGCGGCGTCTCCCTTGTCGGTGATCGGCAGGTGCTTGGCGCGGGCGGTCATCGCCGCGACGAGACCGTCCATGCCCTCAAGCTTGGTTCCCGACTGGAAGCCCGGGATGTCCGATGACGCGATGAGCACCGACTCGGGACGCGGCGCGTCGGCCGGCGGCGCGTTGCGCTGCGCGTCAGCCAGTGACGGGTTCTTGAACTTGCCCATCGGTCGGGGCTGCGTCGTGGCGCCGCCCTTAGCCGGTGTCGCGGCCGCCTCGACCGGCGTCTCAGCCGCGTCCTCGGGCTCTTCAGCTGCCTCTTCCAGCGCGGCCTTGCCCTTGGCGCGCTTGTCTGCAACAGCCGCGGCTTCCTCGGTCCGGCGGATCTTCTCCAGCTTGACGCGACCGATGCCGTCCGCAAGGGACTCCATCTCGTTGGCCTCGACGACCTGCACGGCGAGCTCGACCGTGTCGCTGGCGTACAGCTCGCTGATTCGCGCTCTCGCGGCGGTGACGAACTGGTCTAGCTGCTCTACGCTGAGGGTGGTGATGTCCTCAGGCAGGCTCAGAATGTTCTCAGACACCCGACAACCCTCTCATGGATGCGACTAGGTAGGTCTTTAGAGAACAGCTCTGGCCCGCTGTTGATCGGATAATAATCGACACCAAGTTATTGAGCAAAAAACCACTTACGAGCTGGCGTTTCGCGCGGCGTTAGCCGCTGACGAAGCATATGTCTCAGCCGTTCTAACCGCCTCGGCTTCAAGCATCGCCAGCGCGGCGTCAGCCGCGGCGCGGCGGTCAGCCTCAGTCTGCGCCGCCTGGACGCTGGTTACCGCGTCGGTGCTTCTACGTCCGCAGCCACACATCTAGATCAGCTCCAGTTCTTTCATCACTTGGTTCTTGCGGGTCTGGGGATCCAGTCCGACGCTGGTAACGAGCAGCCGCTTGGTCATCTGGATCGCGTTGAACGTGTCGTCATACCTTGGCCCGGTGACGTACGTCGGCGCCTTGACGTGCTCGATCGGGATCGCCGAGGCGGTAATGACACCGTCGTTATACACAACTGACGCCTGCGTGCGAGCCATCGGGAACCCAGGTACCGGCACGAGGTGCGCCGCGATGAACTCCTGAACACCGGGACGATCAGGGTGCGGCTGCCAGTCGCCGGACAGCGAGCAGCCGAGCGCCTGCGCGACCTGGCGCGGATCAGCACCGGGGTTCAGCGCGCCGGCTGCGTAGATGTAGCCCTGCTTTGACTCACCGATCTTGACGTTAGCTAGCACTGAGCACGAGTTGTCGTAGTGCTCGCGCCGGCGCTCGAGCGTGCCGTAGTTCTCGGTCGGCGCGTGACCGCAGGACGCGGTGATGACGCCGGTGACGACGCGGCCGCCGCCCTCGACGATCGTCTCGGCCTTGTGAAAGCGCGTGTAGTCGACATTGCCGCGCGGCACCTTGCGTTTGACGCTGCGGTGCGTCGTGTTTCCCGGTGCCAGGATCCCATAGATGCGGCCCTCATCGGTGATCGTCAGCGCGCCAGACAGCTTGACGTCCGTCGGTTCGTTGAACCACGCGGCTTTCGGTAGGTTCGGAATCGTGATGGTGTGCACAGACGCGACGAGCGGATCATCATCGTCACATCCGCAGCCGTCAGGACCGCAGGACGCGGTCAGCGTCTCGGCATTGGTAAACGTCAGCTTGGCCTCGACAAACGCCGGGAAGGCGACCAGCGTCGCGCCGCGGATCCGGCCGCGGTGGAAGATCGTGGTCTCAGGCTTGGCGAACATGTTGCCGCCGTCACCGAACTCGTCATCCGCGTAGACCATCTCGACATCGGCGTCTTTGACCTTGTCAACGTCGACGGAGACGCCGCCGGTCTCCATCATGTGCCGGATGCTCTCGCCGTGCTCGCTTTTGAGCGCCGAGCCGAAGACGGTACCCTCGCCGCGGATTCGGCTACCGTGTCGAGTCATCTTGGTGATGTTACCAACCATGATAGAGCCGTTGTGTCCACCGACGTTGGCCGGCTGGTACATCAGCGGCTGTGGCGGCTTCTCCCAATCCAGGCTTCCCAGCCCAAACAGCCGACCGTCACCAGACTCAACGCCCTCAACGGTCAGGACGCCGCTCCACGGCTCGTCACCATCGCCGACCGCATAGCCGTCCATCGCGGGACTGTCATCATCCATGCACGAGCCGTCGTTCATCTGGTGCTGCCACGGGCCGCAGTCGGTTTTCTTACCGGCAAACTCAACAGTCTTACCAGTGTAGTCGGTATCATCTTCACGATCAGCTCGACGATTTTCTTCCTCATCGAGATCTTCCATCATCTGACGTTCACTCTCAGCTGGACTGCGACGAGCACGTTTAGCACGCTCTCGATGAATCTCAGCAACACGCTTCTCGTGTTGCTTTTGAAGCTTGTCGAACAGATCAGCGTCGTTTAATTCTGGATCATAGACATCAAGATCGTCTTCATCCACGTCGGGAAGCAAGTCTTCCGGATCGACCTCGCCGCCAACGTCTCTGCGCCCGTACTTACTTTCGATCTCACGCAGTTCGCGCGCTTCGGCGTCTGTTACGTCATCGTTGAGAGACTTGTGACGCAGCTCGTTGTACCGCTTGGTAGACACCATATGAGGATTCTCATCCTCATCAACGCCTGGAACATGAAATCCCTTGTGTGGATTGTGATCCCGCTGGTTGTGAGTACCGTGCGCCTCGACCATGTCACTCATCGAGCTCTCTACTCCCTTCTCGGCCGGCCACTCGCCGGTAGCGGCCTTGTGGTACTCGGCACACAGACCCTGCGGATTCTTGACGTACTTACCGAGGTGACGAACGCACCGGTCAAACGAGCCGTCGGTGCCCCAGTGGATCTTCGCCGCGCCCGGTCCCCGCACCCAGTGGTTCTTGAGGTTGTGGCTACCACCGGGTAGGTTGACGTCACTCTCTCTGTCGAACTCGAGATTGAAATCCTGGATCGCGAGCTTCAGCCCGTAATCCTCGCTCGCGTAGAGCGCGCGCCGCTGCGCGTTCGCCTTCTCCTCGGTGTCGTGACACGCGACGACCGCGCCGTCGCTGATTTTTACGACACAGAACTTGGCGCCCTGCTTGGTTACCCTCCACGGCATCGCGTCACCTCCGAACTGCGCGTTACGGTATCACCAGACGATCAATTTCACGAAACGAGCGGGATATCATGCACGTCGCCACCGAACGCGAGCCGTACCCGGTCAAACGTCACCGGTCCCGTCTTATCCGCAAGCGCGACGACCCGCTGAATGTCGTCAGTGTAGACCAGCGTCAGGTGCGGTATCCAGGGAACGTGCTGCTCCGGTAGACCAAAGCCAGGTGACGTATCCTGTACATCACGCGCGACGCTGTCGACCGTCGTGTGAATCTGCTCAAGCTCACGGCCGGACAGCCCTAGAACGATGCACGTATCCCGGTCCTTGCCGTCTTCCTTAGTGTGTCCCGGCGGGTTGAAAACGCTAACCGCGAAGCCATCGCCGGCGACCGTGCCGCGTCCGCCGAGGACGTTCTTTAGGCGCTCAACCAGCTTGTTACGCGCGTTCGTCGAGATGTCGTCAGCTTCTCCGAGGTAAACCAACGTTACGTGCAATTGATCTTGTGGTTCGCCGCCGTCAACAGTGAGTCGTTTAACGTCCGCGTCGCTCGGCACTAACGCAATCATCGCTCCAGTATGTACCTCAGCGGCTGCAACGGTGATCTTCGGTAGACCGAACGTGTTCATGTCTGCACCGGCCAGCAGCGCGTACGCCTCAGCCTCAGTAAGGCCGGAACGTTCCTCAACTTCCTCAAAGAGGACGTTCTCCGGGTCAGAGAGCGGCGTCAACCGTGTAGGATTTGTCACTACGCCTCCACCCGCAGATGTACCTCTATCACGTTGTTGTACCCCGTATCTTTTACCGAGACGACGCGGTAGTTAAGCCCCAGCGCCAGCAGCATCTCATCTTCACTCGGATTAACGCTGATTGACTTGATGAACGCCGCCGGTGTACCCGCCGGCAGGTCGATCGTCAGGTGTACGTTTCCGCTCCACGTTCCGGACGAGACGCTCGTTGACAGCGGCGCGCGATCGGTGAACAGCTTGCCCTCTAGCTTCTTGATGTCGGCGTACTTAGAGCCGTTGGTCAGTCCCGGGAACTGCGCGGCTCCCGTTCTCCGGAAGACCCTGACACTCTCCGGCAGCGGCCGCATACCTGCCTGGATGTTGACCGCGGTCCGCGCGGCGAGCATCTTTGCGCCGTCAGTCATATACTTGATGTTTGAGGTAAGATCACGTACAACTGGGTTCATCTCGCTGTAGTAACTGCCGGAGTACTTCGTTAGCGCGGCCCTCTGCGCGCTCGTCCAGGGACTGCTAGCCAGCATCTGGTTCTGCAGCATCTGTGCGGCACTTACCGTCAGCGTCTTGAATGTCTTCGCGTTGGGGTCAGGTGTCCCAATCTGTCCCGGTGTCTTGATCTTCGCGAGGGTGTCGAGAACCGCCTGCGAGAAGTTCGACTTGTAGACGTGACCGTTGACCGTCGTGGGGGGCGGCGGGTGCAGCAGGTCGGTCGCGAACTTAGCACCGGCCGGCGTTTGCAGCCACGCGACGATCGCCTTCTCGTACGCGTTGGTGTTGGTGACCTCCGGCGCGCTCGCGTCCTTCTGCTTGGCAACCGCGTTGGCCTTGTTGGTCGACTGCTCATCGACGATCTTCAGTAGCTGCAGCAGATTGAGCTTAGGTACAAGTGAAAGCTTGCTATCCTCGTTGTGCTTCTCAAGAGTTTCGTGCAGCGCGGTGAACAGCGTCTCAGGAGTCGAGCTAAGCGTGACAAATCCCACGCTGCTCTGCTTCTTAAACCTGTCGAATATCGCGCGTTGTGCTGCAGAACTCATGTCAACGGGAATCTGTCCGTGCATCTTCTGCAGCGTTGCGACGTCAAACTTCTCCTGCGGCTTTGGTTTTACAGCCGGCGCGGAGACGGCGGTAGACGGCGTCGGACCGGACGTCGAGATCTTCGGCGCAACCGAGCTGGTGCCAAAGACGCCACCGGAGCCAATCGCCGAGTCACCCGCCGGCGGCTCAAACCAGTTGCTTCCCTTACCAAACGCGGCGTACGCGTCTTTCTTGCTGTGGAACGTCACATTTGTCCACAACGAGTTATCATTCTGTGACTGTTCCTGCAGCACGAACTTCTTTAGGTTGTCGTTCCAGACCAACCGGCTAATCTGGTCAGTGTTGGGATTCTTGTGATAGCCGACGACCGCGCCGTTCTGGTACTTCGTCGTGTGAATCGTCTTGGTGCTGATCTTCATCGGCTTCTTGAGATCGCTCGCCTTGATCGGTCCGAGCGTCGGCGCGGTGGGTGCGCTCGGCGTGACCAGAGTCATGACGCTTGGCGCGACGGCGGGAGCTGGCGCGACGGCGGGAGCTGGCGCCGCCGGCGCGTTGATCGGTGTCGAGCTGGTCGACGTCGACGGCACGACGGTGGCGACCACGACGTGCTCGGTACCCATACCGAACTTGGCCCTGTCCTCCGCGGTGGCCTTACGGACCTCATCAATCCGGTAGCTCGTGCCCGCGGCGAGGATGATCTCATGCTCACTGTGTCCCGGGATCGCCGCGTCCGCGTAGACGGCCGGCGTACCCTCGGGCGTGTTGACGATCATCTGGATGGGCTTCTTGGCGTAGTCGTACGAGACGGCTTTGGTCTCATCGACGGTCGTCGAGAAGAAGCCCTTGTCCGTCAGCGTCTGGCCCTCGAGCGCCTTGAGCTTGGTGAAGTCGGCCGCGATCGTGTTCTGTCCGAACGCCTGCGCGCCCGTACCGCGGAACAGCCGTAAGCTGGACGGCAGCGGCTTCATCGCGTTCTGCAGGTTGACGGCGTGTTTGACGCCGTCCTGCAGCTGCGCGTCACTGAACTTGGCGAGCTGGTTCTTGTCATCACGCAAGACCGCATTCATGCTGCGGTATCCGACGCTGGTGCCGTACTTCTTTATGGCAGCGATCTGTCCCAAGTTCCACGCGCCAGAGTCAGCAAACATCGACTTCTGCAGCTTGTCAGCCTGCGTCGGCGTGATAACGCTGTAGATCGCGTTCTTGACCGGCGCGTTGGGCGTGCCGATCTCGCTGACCTTCTTGATCTTTCCGTGCACATCGACGTAAAACTTGCTACCAATCGTCGCCGATACCGTCGCCGGTACCGACGTCTTAACCGGTGGTCTAGCCGTCACAGTCGCCGTTGGCGTAGGTGTAGCGCTCTGCCACTCCTCAATCTTCTGCTTCGGTGTGTTGAATCCCCACACGTCAGCCTCGTTCGCGAGCAGCTTCAGCTTCTGCTGCTGCGGCGCGTCCAGCTGGTCCCAGTCGTTGGCGGTAACGCCCTTTGTGTGCAGATCGAACCAGTCGGCGAACGCCGCCGGCGCAATCAGGTGACTAACGTCCTTGATGTCTTGGTCGAGCTTCTGCGCGACGGCACCGGCGCCGCCCTTGCCGGCTATGAAGCCTTTGATCTTGTCGCTAAACTTCTGCCCGAGCGGCGCGTTGACGTCGTAGAACGGTGCTTCATGAGCAATCACAGCCTGGTCAGACGCGGACAGCTTATCGAAGTCGTCCTGCGTCAGCTTGGTGAAAAAGTCTGCGACAACGTGTGGTGGATCGTTATAGAAGTCAGGTATAACTACGCCTGACCCGGATGGTGACGTCAGCGGCGCCATGTTGAGCAGCGCCTCAGAGATGTTTGTGTGTTCAATCTTCGAAAGCTTACCCTGCAGCATCAATGTGGTATTTACCGCGTCAATCCCGTTGATGTCTGCGGGTGAAAACTTCTCGAGATCTTTCGGCGTCAGCGACAGCAGCCACGCGACCTTCTTATCTACCGGTAGCTGTAGGAACTTCTTAAAGGTGTCGACGTCACCAGTCTTCAGGGTAGATGGCACCGCCGGAGCTGCAACCGGCGCAGCTGATGGCGCTACCGGTTGCGTCCAGCCAGTCTGCTTCGAGAACTTCTTGTAGGCATCACCCTTGGTAAACAGGTGTTGTCCGAACGCGGGTCCCCAGTTACCAGACGGAGTCTTCTGCTGCAGGTTAAATTTCTTGAGATTCTCACTCCACACCAGTCGTTGGTCACCTTTTTCGGCAACTACAGTGCCGTCCGCATACTTCGTCTTGTAGATCGCGACGGTGTTGAGCTTGATCGGCGCACCGAGCGCCGGCGTCGCTCCGGGCGACTGAGCCAGGAGGGTCTTCGTCTTAGAGGGAGCAACCGGTGGAGTCGCAGGGGCCGGCAACGGTGGTGCAGTTAGCGGCACCGGTGTATGCGGCTCAAACCAGCCCGTCTCCTTCGAGAACTTGGCATAGGCGTCCTTCTTGGTGTAGGCCTTGACGGTCGTCCAGTTGCCGTCCGCGTCGGCGCCCTGCAGCAGAAACTTCTTCTGGCCGGCATCCCACACCAGGCGTGACGGTCCCGCGTGCGCGTAGTTCTTCTCTGCGACGACGGCGCCGTCGGCATACTTGGTCGTGTAGATGACCTTGGTGTTGATATGAATTGGCTCAGCGTCGGTCATTGTGATTGGACCGTACTTAGACGGCAGTGTCTTCTTCGGTAACGTCGTCGCCTTCTTGGCAAACTTGCCCTCAGAATCACGCGGATGCTTCGCCTCGTCAGCCGCGGTCCACTCATCACTCGACGCCGTCACCAGGTCATAATAATCCTGGTTCGTGACGGTAGGCGAACCGGCTGTCATCGTTATGACATGAAAACAAGCGATCAGCGGCTCGTCGTACTTGGCGAGGATGTTGTCGATCTCCGCAGCCAGCGGCGCGACCAGCCGGTCGCGCGTCATCATCTCGCGGATCTGCTCCTCGGTGAGCCAGACGGCCTTCCACAGCTCACCCTCCTGGCGGTCGACCCGCGGTGTGAACTGCTCCGGCGCGTCCGCGACCACGTTCGTGTAGCGCCACGGTGGCTTACCCTCGACCGGCCGCAGGATCGAGTGCTCCCCGCGCGGCTGCAGGCTCTCAAGCAGCTCCGGCGTCGCCCCGATCTCCTCAAAGGCCTCACGCGCCGCGCCCTGCGCCGGCGTCTCGTTCTGCTCCAGCGCGCCGCCGGGCAGCTGCCACTTCCACTGGTTCTTTCCGGGGTTGGCACGCTGGACAAGCAGGTAGCGCGGCGTACCCCGCTCGTTGACGTGCCGCATCATGACTCCGGCGGCGCCGTACCTGCCCCACATACCGGGCGCGTACATGCCGTCGCCGGACTTGCCGCGCAGCTCCTTCGGCAGGATGGTGAACGGTGACTTGACGCCGAAGCGGCCGTCATCAGCGCGCGGGTGCAGCGCCTCGAAACGCGCGTCCGCCGTCAGCGGTTCAGTCTCAACGACGGCGCTCACGACGTTCACGCCATCTTTCTTTGTGACGCCAGTAACGCGCAACCGCGCCTTACGACCGAGCAGAACTTCCTGTTCGTGCGTGTTCGGTCCCTCATCGATGTCGAGTGCATGAGTACCAGCGGGTGCGGTGATCTCCCACAGCGTTCCCTTAGCGCCGGCGAAAGACAGCCCGCGCTTGCGATCACGTGAAGTGCTTGTATATGCGTCGCTGGTAACGATCTCTCCGACCTTCGGCGGACTCTTAGCTTCGGTGCCGCGAAACAGCGGCGTATCTACGTCAAGCTGCGAACCAGCGATCGCGCGGTCTAGCTGCTTAACTGCACGTTCTGCCGTAAACTCCACCGACATAAAGGGATCTTTTTTAGTGCTGACCGTCACGTAGCGGCTCGGTACCGAGGACAGCGGCTTTCCCTGCTCCAGTGCTTGATTCAGGTTACGAAAACCGGCGCCGGCGTAGTAGTGCTTAGCCAGTGTCGTGCCGGAAACCTCGCTCCACCGTCCCTTGTCATCACGTTTCTGGTTTGACTTAAACCCAGCAGCCGTGACGACGTCATCGTCATCAAAGACGTACACGACGGTGCACCGGCAGTTGACGACGTTCTCGTATCGTCCGGCCGGGTCACCCGGCACCTGCAGGTAGTCGCCGTCGACCTTGAATGGCTGGTTGACGCCGACGCGCTGTCCGTCCGCCAGTCGGTGCGCCTCACGCGTACGTTGGTCATTGGTCGCTAGCCACTCCTTCTGGCACTCGTCATCGGTGAATCCGGCGACCTTGAGCTGCTGCAGTGAGCCAAAGTTCGCAGCCGGAACGACCTCGGTGCGCGCGATCGTCTGGGCGCGCGGCTCAGAGATCTTGGCTACGCCGCGCAGGCGCGTCGCCAGCTGGTTGATCGACTCACCGGCCTCGTAGCCGAGCGCCAGCTGCGTGCGCATGTCGTTCCAGACGACGTCCCCGATGTCATCGAGCCGGTTCTTAGCGTTAGCTAAGAAGGTTACCGCGAGGTCATAGGTGATCTTGGGAACGCCGGCCGGCAGCGCCGCGTGGATGTCCTCCGCCGCGTCGACGAACGTCTGGACGACGTACGGGAACAGGACGTCGTCGACCTCTTGCGTCCACGTCGTCGTGACGACGCCCAGCGCGCCGGCCGGAATCGTCGGGTTCGGCGGTGGCGGCTCGGCGGACAGCGTGATCTCGGTAGCCGCCGTCATGACTGATTGGAGACTGAGCGCGCGCAGGCTGCGCCGGATCGCCCGCGCGGTGAGGCCGTCAAACACCCTCTCGCGAGTCTCCAGCTCGTCGCTGGTCAGACCAACCGCGCGCCGCATCTACGGCCTCCTCGGGCCGCTCGTAGCGCCAGACGGCGCGTCTCGCTTGGCGGCCGCGCCGTTAGTTGCGCCCGCGGGAGGTCCGGCGGCCGGCGCGCCCGCGGCGGGCCGGCCAGGACCCATGGGAAGCGCGCCGGCCACCGAGCCGTCGGGAAGGATGTCGCCGGCCTTGGGCGGCTCTGGCTTGTCCTCCGGGTACAGGAGGAAGTACGCGTCGGACAACGGCACGCCCGCGACGGTCGCGTTGGTGAGCAGCATCCGGCGCAGCTCCTCGTCACTGGGCTGGTCAGCTTTGTCCAGACCGATCACCTTGCGGTACGCCACGTCGTCGATCGACATGCGTGTACGCGCGTCGATCGCATTCTCTGAGTTGTCGGGCTTCTGGATGAGGTCAGACGCGTCATACCAGACGACGCTGCGACCCTCATCATTCTTGATCGACAGGCCGGCGGCACGCATGATCGGCCACAGATACTTCTCGGTCAGACCACCGACCAGGATCTCGATCGTCGACCCGAAGATGTACTTGATGTTGTCCTCGGAGTCGACGTACGCGTTCCAGTGATTGAGATCGCTCTTACCCTGCATGGCCTCGGGCGGCGCGGGCAGCTGCTTGGACAGGTTGGCCAGCGCCGCGGCGCGCGCCTCGATGACCTTCGGGTCGATGCCGGTCGCGATGATGAGGTGCTTGAACTTCTCGATGAACTCGGCGGGGACGCGCAGCGGCACGGGAATGGCGCTGGCCGGTGAACCCGGGTCCCGGATGCCGCGCGACGCGATCGCGATCAGCTCAGCGATGAACGGGTCCGGCGCGTCCTTGAACTGCGGGTTGACCGGGAACGTGACCTCAGACGGGATGAACAGGAAGCCGTTGAAGACCAGACGAGACAGCAGCGTCGCGATGATGTGCCGGTTGTACAGGTCAATCTCGCGCAGCGTCGTGATCGCGGGACGTGCCCAGCTGGTGACCTCGTAGTCGAGCTCGTCGTCTGGACGGAAGATGCGCGCGACCAGTGACGACGGCGCCAGCTGCCGCCACTCGTTGGGTGCGATCCGGACGTCGAATCCGGCAAGCAGCGGCTTACCGTCATCACCGCGAACGATCTGGTTGGTTATCGGATCACGAAACGGCTTCTGCGACCGCCGGATCTGCTTGGCGGACTTGACCTCAAAGACGCGCGAGTCCCCGTCGACGTCGCCCACCTCATCTTCACCGATGAAGTACCCGACGCCGGCCACGCCGAGGTGCCGGCCCCACTTGTACAGGTACTGCGTCTCGCCGCCGCGGGCGTTAATCACCAGGTCGTCGACGTACTGCGCGGCTGGTCCCTTATCGGTCATCTCGGGTTCACGGATGCCGGGCTTCTGGTTAGCCGCGACCAAGTGCATGCGGCTGATGCCCGCGGAGAACCAGTCCATCACCGAGCCGAACTCGCCGATAGAGCGGGTGAACTCCCACATCTCGTCCTGCCACGTCTTGTACTGCAGGGCATACTGCTCACGCGCGGCGCCAGACAGCGTCTGCGCGGAGCCGACCAGGATCTGCGGGTTGACCTGGTCCAGCGGCGCCGGCAGGCGGGGCCGAGTGCGTGCGGCCGCGGCGTTAGCCACCGGGTACCTCCTCCTACGTCCGACGTGCGATCGCGGCGTTAGCCCACATAACGGCAGCGTCTACATGGTCCAGCGCGATCTTGCGTTCCTCCGAGTTCGGCGCGGCACGCGCGATCGCACGCGCCAGCGTCAAGCCGACCGCGCGTACACACCGGTACGTCTCAACCTGCTCAGCGTCGCGCGGCGGATGGTAAGTGAACCGGTTATTCAGCTCGTCGTCGATGTTGTCCACTAGTCCGGCTCCCTCTGCGCGATCAGGCCGGTAACGGACGAGGCGACCAGCGCCGCCAGCACCCACAGCATCGTCTCGTGCCAGCGCCAGGTCAGGTACGTCAGGCCGGCTCCGACCCAGATCGAGGTGCACCAGTCGCACTCCCAGGCGTATGCGAGCGACCGCATGACTAGGTTTGTGTCGTGTCCGCTCATCGAGACCCGGCCGCGCTCCTCCGGCGGCGCATCCGCGTAGACGCCCCACCGCGTGACGAACTTGTCGCGCATGACACAGTACAGCGGGAACTTGTCACGCGTCACCCAGCGGGTGATCCGGTGCGTCCCGAGCGCGAGAAGAATTACCGTCACGGAGAAGAGACCGACTGGCACGCGGAGATCGTACAACGGATCTCCGCGGCGAGCGAAAAGACGACGAAGGGGCCGTCCCACGCCGCGCGCTGTACCGCGCGGGGAACGGCCCCTTCTCTGTGCGTTGACGCAGGATCGACTTCCGCGTCCCCTTTAGGCTTTAAACGCGGTCTGCCCGTTGCAGCGGGCAGAGCATCAAATCCTTACCGGCGTGATCGACCGGCTTGACGTCACCGTTAAGCTTATGAGAATATCTTATCCAGGGCGTCGTTGACGGAGCTGCGAAGCGTCTTCGGCGCGGACTTGTTGACGTCATCCAGAAACTTCGCAACGTCAAGCGCGCTGCAGACCAGGAACGCGTACTTCTCTCCCGTTGATGTGTGCGTAGTCAGCCGCAGTGACAGCAGCGCGGGGTTAGACATGCGCAGCTGCAGCGACGCGACGCCGCTTATCATCGGTATACCCGGAACGCAGCTCATCAGCGCGTCCGAGAAGGCCTGTCGGTCGACCTGCCAGAACTCGTCGGTGCCCTCCGCGTGGAGAGTTACCGCGAACGGGTCGTCATCCTCGTAGGTCCACATCACCGATATGCCGCCATGATCATGCATCTTTCGGCAGCTGACGACGGTCAAGATCCGCATGTTCTTCGTAGTCATCTCTCTTCTCTCCTCACCTGGCGGTTGCGGTGATTTCCGCGACGCAGTCCGGGCAGAGCAGCAGCTCGACGCCGTTGTCCGCGCGGACGGAGACCAGTTCGGTCTCTGGCACGATCTCACCCATCCGCTCGCAGCGGCCCAGGTGATCAGTGTACTCGTACATCTTCTCACTCCTCACTTTAGCTTACGCGTAGACCGCGCGGGGCTCGAACCCGCGACCTCCGGATTGAGAGTCCGGTGTGCTAGCCAGCTGCACCAGCGGTCCCTAGTTGAGGCGGTGTACGCAGCTTGTTTCCACGTACAGGCCTTGTGCTCCTTCGGGTTTTTCTCCCTCTCCGACACTCAACGTGCATGGTGCAGGATTCGAACCCGCCCATTCTGCTTGGAAGGCAGACATGCTTCCGCTAACATCAATCATGCTTTATGAGGCCGGGGCAACTTCTTCGAGCGGTCGCGCCCGGCTTTTAAGTTGTCAACTAGTTCATATTATCACAACAGCTTGCCGGACGCAATCTCGATCACAAGCGTCGCGGCGACGGTCAACATGCCGCCCGCGCCGGCTAGTAGCGCCAGCGCCAGGAACCGGCAGCTCTTCTGCGGCGGCTCGCCACTCCCGCCGGACGCGGTCGTATGTCCCATGTCTTGCATTCTCTTCGCGCCGGCCGCCAAGCCACGGTAGTGGCCGAGCGCCTTGCGCAGGTCACCGTTTCCGCTCACTTGTCCTCCTCTAGCTCAACGTCGGGAAAGTAGACGATGACGTCAAACGCCATGGTGTCAGCGCGTGAACGCGTTATCATCTGATAACCAAGCTCAAGCTCGTCCTCATCGATATCTTCATCATCTTTCATCCCGTTAAACGTGATCGCGATCGCCGCGCCGAGCGCTAGCTGCGCACGTGACGAGATGACAAACCCGATGCACGTCTTACCGTACATGCCACGTCCCGAGTAGTCTGACCGGAACGTCTCGTCATCAGTCTCAACGTCGAACGTGTTGCGCATGACGTCGATGATTTCATCGACCTGCGACTTCGTGATCTTCACCGCTCTCTCCTCTGCTCGTCGTTCACTCTAACTGTGTCAAAAGATATGAATAAAAGGCACCCCGGCCGGCTTCAGACCGGTCGGGACGCGGACTACTCAGCCCCGTCTAGCTTACCCGCCGCGACGCAGCACAGCTCACTGGTACAGGCGCGCGGTTCGGGACACGGCAACGTCGCCGCGTGGTAGTGTCCGCACTCGTGATAGGGAACCTCCTCCCGCACGAGCTCGAACTGGATGTCATCGTTAAACATTATCCCTGCGCTCCCCTCGTCTCCTGCCCGGCGTAGACGCCGCGCTGGAAGGCCTCATCACTGTCATCTTCCCACTTATCGACGATGCGCCGAACGCCGTCCTTGTCGAACCCGAACTCGGCGATCGTGTTGCGGATAAAGCGCTCTCGCTCTTCCCTCGTCACCCTACTCACTCCTTCATGAGATCTTGGTCTCATCGGCAGCCGCCTAACGGCTGGACGGAGCTCTGCCTCCCGGCGATCTCCGTTTCGACCTGCTAGTTCTTGCTCTCGTCAACGACCTCGAACGCGGCCGGAGCGACGTCCTCAGACTCCTCGTTCTCGGCGTCCTCGTCGTAGTCTTCGTCCTCGTCCTCGTCGTAGTCATCGTGCTCAGGACCCGGGTCAATCGCGTCCTGCATGAACCCGTACTTCGCGGCCTCGTCAGCCGCGTCCTGCGTGATCTTCGCGAGCAGCTGGATGTGCTCGGGAGTGCCCTCCGCGAGCGGAGTCACCGCGTAGACCGGCTGCGAGACCGCGACCCGCAGGTCGCGAGTCTCACCGTCGCGGACCAGACGCGCCGCGTCCTTGAGCGCGGTCTTGCTCGACCGAGTCAGCCAGTCCCCGCCGGCGGGGTGCTGCACGTTGATCCACTCATCGCCTCCGGGAAACGTCGAAACGATCTTGACCTGGATGACGTAGCGCTTGGACATGATGTTTCTCCCTCTTAATGGTCTTCTGGCCATCTTCAGAACCCGCCTAACGGGTTGACGCCTCCCGGCGTTTCGGCCTCTACTTCACGATCGCGATGATCAGGTCAGACGCGGTGCCGTCGTAGCGAAACTTGATGACCTCACCGTCGGTGAGCACGATGCTCGCGTCGATCCCGATCTTCTCGTAGCCGTCGTTAAACGTGTCCGCGCCGTCCCACCAGCGTGACTCTTCCCAGGTAGACGCGTCGTAGTTGATCCCAATGGTCGCGACACGCTCACGCTTGCTTTCCCAATCGCGCGCCAGATATCCCCACGCGGTGTTACCGTCGCGCAGCGGCAATCCCTCGCTGACGACCACGTCAATGAACGCCCGCTTGAACTCACTCTTCCAGCTCATCGCTCTCTCCTCGCTCGTCGTGT